TGTAATGCTTGTCAAAGTCTTCCTCATAATACATGTCAACAACTTCTTGAGTTACAGGTGTCCCTATTTCCCAACCGTATTCAGGGTCACTAGGTTGACATAGATGCCCAACACCAAGAGTTTTATAACCTAGACTATCTTCATAAATTGCTAAGACTTCACCTTCGTGTCTCTTAATTTCAGCTTTACATAATTCTTTATTCATTGTTTTCTTTTTTCTTTTAACCATAAGAATAGGAATAGTAAAATTAAAAAAGGTTGTAAAATTACAAAAATTAAAATGTTTGCCCAGTAATATCCTATACCTGTGATATTACCCACAAAATACAACACATCTACACACCAATAAAAAAAGGATTCAATCATAGTTTTCCTAAATTAATTTTAACTTTACTTCCACTACCAGAACCGCTTCCTAAATAAGTACCTATTTTACGTAGACCAGCATAATCTAATGGATTTTTAATAATTGTTTTCATATCATTTACAAAAGTATTAAAATCTCTTTTCGTATCAGCATCATTAAAATTATATTGGTCTTCAATAATAGTATTACCATCAGAATCTTCATAAAAATTAGCTTGACCTATTGTTGTTTTTAACGCATAACTAGGATTTTCAAAAGAACGTTTTATAACATCTACTGCTCCACTTCCAATACCTCCAACATCCATATATTGTTTACCTTCTTTTGTTGTGCCATAATCTTTATATTCTATTATTTTAGAACCTCTAGTTTTAGCTCGTTTTACAACATCTTTGAGTGCAGTTAATTCGTCTGCATCTAACGCTTGTTCAGTTAAATCTTCATCCCCACCAAATATATCATAAATAAATTGTCTAGCATTAATTGGAAGTAATCTTTCTCTTTGAGCTGGTTTTTCATTTTTTGAAGTAACTTGTTGTAATTTTTGTTTTGCTACCTCGGCTTTGACATTTACCAAATTATCAGATGAACTCTCTTGACCGCGTTCTTGATATTGTTTCTTAATGTTTTGTAATTTTTTATAATCTTCAGCAGGTATATTGTTTACTTTTTTATCTTCCTGTTTCGTTTTAGTTGGAACATTTAATTCCTGTCCAGCAAATATAACATTTCTATCTTCAATATTTTTATTAGCATTTAATAATTCATCAATGCTTACACCAAACTTTTTAGATAAGCCCCACAGTGTATCACCTTTTTGAATCACATAGCCACCCTTTTTAAAACCTAGTCTATCCATTTGCTCAGAATAGGGAGAACCTGTAAAAGGGTCAACTCTATCAGCAGGGTCTTCTTTTGTATATGGGACAACATCAGGTCCTTCTACTAGACCTCCTGTTGCGAATAGTGGTATATTTTCCACAGGTTTTTCTACTTTAGGTTTTTTTGCTCGTGCCAACCCTAATGCATCATCTACATCTTTTGCAGCTTTTTTAATTGCTTTATATCCGTCAGGGTCTAGACTTCTTAATGCTGCAATGCCCGGAGCCTCATCAACTGCAAAACTTAAGGGACCTGTCCAATCATCAAATAATCTTAATATATCATCAACTGCCGGACCTGTAAATCTTTGAGTAATAGACCTTATTAAATTATCATATTCTAAACCTTTCTTTGTTCTATATAATTGTTCGGTTGGTCCTAACAATCCAGTTCTAATGGCAGCATCTTTAATCTCATCTCCAATATCTTTTTCACCACTTTCGATATCTTCTAAATTTTTACCACCTGTCCTAAGAGTATTACCAAACATAGCAATACCAATCATAGCTGTAGTTCCTCCTATAGCTCTTGGTATACCATCAATGTTTTTACCCCTAACATCTTTAGAAACTTCTCGTATTGCATTTTTCAATACAGTATTACTGAAAGCAGTAGGGAAGCCCATCAATCCGAATGCCCATCTTGTTGAAGGCATAGAATGCCACAATGGTTTTTGGTTAGCAGCAGCTGTAGGGTTCATAACAACTTCATCTACATAACGTGCAGCACTTGGTAAAAGTTGCTCATCGTAAAAAACACCGCTTGGCTTTCCCCCACCTTGTACCCATTTAATACCATCATCAACATTAACGCCCAATTCTTTTAATTCGTTTTCTAGTCTAGTACGTTTAGTTTTATTCAAAGTTTTACTGGTGGATAGTTCATACAAGTTATCATAAATTTTAGACTTACCAACATTGAAAGATACAAGCTGAACAAATCTTGTCCAGTCATGCAACATATTTAATTTAAAAAATTTGTTCTGTGCCTGAGTTGCTCTTCTGCTGAATCCTTGACCATACATAGCAAGTGACCTATCTTCATTTGCTCTGTTTACAGCCCTATTAAATCTATTCAGTTCTTTTAAGCTTTCAGGTCTGGCATCAGCAACATCTCTTTTAACAACATCATTCCACCACATTTTTCTATAATCATTTGCAGTTTCCCATAAAATACGTACACCACCTTTGTCAAGTTCTGTCTCGCCTTTCTGAGTAAGTTTTTTTCCAGCTCCTCTAACCAAAGGAACCGCAATCTCTGAAAAACTTGTAATGGTTGCAAATGGTAATAATGCTAATTGATTTCCTACAAGTGCTACATCACTAGCAGCTCTTAAAAATGCATTATCAATTTGTTTTACTTGTCCAGTTGTAACAAGATAAATATTTTCTAAACTTTTTAATTCTGAAGATGTCAAAGATTTACCTTTAGCTTTTAAATCATCTTGAATAGGCTTAATAAATAGTTCTACAAATTCATCTAAATCTTCTCCTAAATATTTTTTACGCTCTATAAAAGAAGATGCTTGATGTATATAATCCCCTAATAAACTTTCAACATTATTATCTAAATAATCTGCGATATTATTTTCATCTATATTAGTAAGTTGTCTTTCTTTTGTTAAACCGGGAACACGTTTTTCAAACGCAGGTGCTCTTGCACCACCTTTACCAAGCGTAGCTAATTCAACATAACTTTTCCCCGTTACAACACTTGGGTCAATTATCTCTGTTAGTAAATCAATAACTTCTTGATTGGTTTTTAAACCTTCTTTTTCTTTTAATTCTTTGACAAGTTTTCCTTCAATGCCTTTTTCTAAATTACGTATTTCAGCTTTTACTTCGCCATATGAAAAACCTCTAGGTAAATAGTTTTTAATAAATCCAATTTCTAATCCACTACTTTCAGCATCATTTCTAATATCATCTAGAAGCTTTCTTAAATCTGTACCGGCTTTTACGATATCGTCAGTTGTTTTATCTGTAAGATTAAAAGCTTTTTCTAACGATATATTTTCTCTACCAACTCTGACAGTATTCTGACCTGTTCTTAAATAATATGCCAATGCATCATTAGTATTATCGTCTATTCTTTGATATCTAAAAAAACTTTCCTTTTCTGCTTTAGGTGCATCTTTAAAAGGAATTTTAAAAAATGCATCTCTAGACCCAAGTTTAGGAACCATAATTTTACCTTTGGTTTTTAGAGGGTCAAGAATAGCTTTTAATTGTTCGCTTCGTTTACCAACCATGTTATTAACATGCTCGTAAAAACTTCTTTCTGAAACTTCTTGAGCTAAATCATATCCTTTAGCAGTAATACTTCTATCTGTGTCATACCTAAATAATTTTATAAGTTTGTCAAGTTGTTCACTTTCTTTCATCTTTTCAACAAACTTTGTTGTAGGTTTATTTACAAATGCTGAAAGCTTTCTAATGTTTGGTGTTACTGCATCTACAACTTCATCAAACTTTTCAATTCCTTTATCAAATATACCGCCTTTGTAATCTTCATTACCATCAATTCTTGCAGCTCTTCTCTCTTGTACAGACTTACCAAATTTTGAAATACCAGCACCGGCTCCTCTAAACAACACCGGAGCAGCAGCACTCAATGCTCCAATAGCAGCAGTTTCTTTTAGATTAACATCTTCTCGTCTGTCTGTATTTACATCTATACTTTGCTGTGCAAAATTATTTGTACTTCCATATATAAATCCTTCAGTACTTGCTAAAGCTGTCTGAGCATTTTTACTTAAAGGTGCTTTTAATTGCTGCCCCGGAATTTTTGCAACGCCTTTAGCTACGCCTTCAGCAATTTCTTTATTTGCTAATTTTTTTAAGGCTGTTTGAGCAGCTTTACTTGAAGCAATTCTAGTAACTGCTGAAGCACCACCAGTCCAAGGAACCAATAACAAACTAGCCAACATAGTAGGGTCTGTAATCATTTCATAACTTATATCACCAGCAGCCAGTGCCCAATCTTTAAAACCTCCTAACGAAGCATTATCAAATTTACTACGTAGATATTGATAGTCTGATTTTTGTTGAGGAGTAAATTTTTTACTTTTACTATATACCTCCATAGCATCGCCTAAATTCCAATCAGAGCCTCTGAAATATTCAAATAAGTCGTCTGGTGTTTCTCCTTCACCTAACGATTCTAAAAATCTTTCAGTAACTTTATTGAACTCTTGGTCTTTTCTTAAGTCTGATAATGTATACTTTTTTGAAGGTGTATACGTGCCTATTGAAAAATCAGACTTATATTTTTTCTTATCAAAATCCGCTGCTGTTGTCATAAAATTCTATTGAGTTGTTGTAACAAAAGGAACCCAAACAAATTCATCATCTTTTTGTTGAGCTATAAAATCAATTTCAAAACCTTCTCCTACAACTGTAAACTCCTTACCTTGTCTTGGAACCATGTTTTGCTTTAATCCATTTTCATCAGTATAGCCTTTATTTTGTTGCATATAACTATATTGATTTAAATTATCAGCATATTGTTGTGCAGTCTCAGGAAGAATTGGTAAATTTTCTACGTCTGGATTTACATATTCAACTGAATGTGTTCCTTTTTCCAAAGTTGTTGCTTGTCTCCACCACCCTGTAAGTCCTGTACCATAAACTTCTTCTTGAGTTCCACCAGTTCCTTCACTTATACCTTTTAGTTGCATATTAAAAGACATACTATATGCATCAGTTTCATTCATATCGTATTTATTCTGTAATACAGCAGCACCTCTGATAACATTAGAAACAAATACTGAAGATTGTCCAGTAGCATCGGTACCGTCAGTACCAAACTCTCCATCTAACAAAGAAAGAGTTTGGCTTAGTTCATTATCTTGAGCTATTTTATTCTTAATAGACGATACCACAGTCAGCCTATTAGTTTCATTAGTAATTTCATCTTTAGCATTTATTTCATCACGTGTAATTCCCATAGCTACATCGTATAAATCTCTTTCTTTTGCAGTTAAAAAATCTGTAGGGTCTGCATCCGGTCTTCTAGATTTTATAGCTTTTACTTTTGTAAATGTTTCCATAAAATCACTAATTTGTGTTTGTTGAATATCTTTTAACGCAGGTATTCCTGAAGGATTAATACCATACTGGTACATCTCTTCAACATCTGCTACAGTTAAATTTTTAGTACTGGCTGCTTTATTTTTTAAATTTGCAACTTTATTCGTGTACTGCTGTGCACTTGTTAAATATTCATTAGGTTGTATATCATACTGAGCAGTTGTTTTAGCTACAGCAGCATTAAATGAATTTAAATATTGCTGAGTTTCAGCTTCTGTCTTTTCTAAAATTTCATCAGCACTGTCTCTAATTCCTAACACATTACCAAATACATTTTTCAAGAACCCAGCATTTTCAGGATTTAATTGTCGTTTAGCTTTTGATGCTATTTTTTCATAAGGTGCCAATAACTCTTCATAAGTTTTTTTAGTTTTTAAACTTCCTTCAAATTTACCAGTAGTATATCTATCTAATAATTTGGCGTAATTATCTGCTTCTTGTTGATAAGCTTCTTGAATTTTATTTTCAGATAAATTACCATACTTATTCATAATATCTAAACGTAATCCCTCTTCCCAACTTCTTTGTCCACCAGTTGTGTAAGTATTATGTTTAGCCATAAAGTTTGTATAGTCTTCAAACTCTTGTTTAATTTTAGAACGTGCCACAGTATCGTTTTGCGTAAAAGCATCAAATTTCTTTTGCATTTTATTCTGTGTGAGTATATCACCTAAACCAAGAAACAAAGCACCTGCTAAATA